GGATAAAGATTTAGGTTGTTTTAATTTTGATCAAGCAGAACCGTTTGTTACGCTAGACTTTAGATTCCCTACAGATATTGATGAAAAAAGAAGTGTAATGAATTTTAAAAACTTAGAAAATATTGTGTTTAGCGGGTTATATAAAGTAGTATCAGTAGACAGTATTTTTGATGGAGGAAAATTTACTCAAGTATTAGATTTGGTTAGATTTAATAATCAAGGCAAAGAAATGACATCAGTTGCATCACTTAGTGAAATGCAAAAAATAATTGAAAAAAAGAAAGCAGAAGCTACAGCTAAAGCCACAGGAAACAGTAGTCCAAATATTACTGACACCGAAGGATTTACTAATTAAAAAACATATGACCATATACGGAGACGCATCAACACCAGAAAAACAGTTTAGGAGCACAACCTATACTGAAATTGATCCAGGCCCATACATCGGTATTGTTAAAGATAATGTTGATGAAACTAGAATGGGCGGACTAAGAGTTATGATTCCCAGTCTATCAGGCACAGATGAAGGTCCTTCCAGTATGTTATATGATGTAAAATACTCAACACCCTTTTACGGTGCAAAAAGTCCTAGTGCAACAACCAAAACCAGTCCTTATGATTTTGATGATAGTCCTCATAGTTATGGAATGTGGATGGTACCACCAGACATTGACACAAGAGTTTTAGTAATATTTGTAGAAGGAAAAATATCTCAAGGATTTTGGTTTGGCTGTGTGCAAGATCCTTACACCAATCACATGGTACCAGGTATTGCTGCCAGCCCTCATACTGCTATGTCATCAGATGAAGGATTTGAATCAACTAGAACCGTAGAAAACGCCTACGGAACCAAAGAAGTACCAGTTTCAGAAGTTAATAGAACCACGTGGACTGCAGCAAGTAATGTTGGCGGACTTGATAAACTTAAGAAACCTATTCATCCTTTTGCTGACACATTACGTAAACAAGGATTAATAAAAGATACTGTGAGAGGAACAACCACTAGTTCAGCACGAAGAGAAAGCCCTAGTGCAGTGTTTGGAATCAGTACTCCAGGAAGATTGGACAAAAAGAGCAAGAAAAAATTTAAATTAGGACCCACAGATGCAAACCCCGAAACCACAGTGATAAGAGAAGCAGGACACACGTTCGTGATGGATGACGGAGATGCAGCAGGCAATAATGAATTAATTAGACTAAGAACCAGCAGTGGTCATCAATTATTAATGCATGATACCAAAGGTGTTGTATATCTTGCCAATGCATCAGGCAATGTTTGGATGGAGTTTAGTGCCAATGGTGCTATTGATATCTATTCTGGAAACACAGTGTCTCTGAGAGCAGTGGGCGATATTGATCTACACAGCGATAACAATATTAACATGTTTGCCAAAGGACAAATTAAATTAAGTGCAATGAATAAACTGGTGCTTGATGGAGGAATGATTCAAACGTATTCTGATACTGACACACAAATTCAATCCGGGGGATCATTTACTAACAAAGCATTAACAGGATCAATTATAACCTCCGCTGGTATGACGCAATTGCATATGGCAACTGATCAACATCATTTAACAGGTAAACAAATACATTTCAATAGTATTACAGGCAGTCCAGATATGATAGCCACATATGAAAGAACAGTGTTCTATGACGACAGCGGAACAGGAACATTAAGAGAAACCAAACCCGATGTAGATCTAACAAAAAAAGGATTAAGCGCACCACTCGAGTGGACACAAGAAGGAAATGTTTCCATGTCAGGTTTACGTATGCCCACACACGAGCCATTCCCTGGACACTGGGATGACATTGTATCATTTGCAGGAACTGAAGATGCAACTGACAGCAACGTGCCAGGCACAGTGGGATTTTTATCTCAACAATGCAGAGAAAGTGATAATTCTACCCTAAGAATCTGCCAATATCAAGCAGACTTAGCAACCTATATGGGCAAACAAAATATTGCTGTGACAGATGTAAAAAAATTACAATCAGTAGCAGAAGATTTTACTAAAAATTATAATGAAAGATATAATTTAACAGACAATGGACCTTTTTCGATATCTCCAATAGCAGAAGGAGTAAGTTCTACTATTAAACAAACCATTGAATCTGTTACTGGATCATCAATCAACTTGTTAAAAGATCAAGTATTTGTTAATCAAGGAGGAGTTTTGTACAGTGCAGGCAATTTAGGACAGGCGTTGACAGGATCAGTGCAAGGAGTAATAAACGATCTAAGTTCAGGAAAAGGAGTATTCACTACAGCAGGCAATGTACTTGGTGGAGTGCAGTCGGGATTGAACAACCTACAAAATTTATCCGGTAACACAATCGGTAATGCAGCAAATCAAGCCCTAGGAGGGGCGACCAAACAAATATCAAGTATAATACCTATGGCTAATCAATTAAATAGTGCATTAGGATCTGTAAATATTGTAAATAACGTTTATAAATCTGTGATGGGGTCTAGTATAACAGCAGTGACACAGGTTAGAAGCGTAGTGGGAATGGTGGGCAATCAAATAGGGTCAACTATAGCTACAGTGGGTAGAAGTATAGGTAAGATTTTTGGATTTTAAAAATGAGTGAAAAAGAAAAAAATAATTTTATAGCAAATGGTCAACAGACTTTTAGAGGTTTTAGTTCGCGAGCTGATAAAAACAATTATAAATTGTATGACTTTGAATTAATCAAACAAGATCTTATCAATCGACTGAGTGTGAGAAAGGGAGAACGAGTAGAAAATCCTGATTTTGGCACCATTATCTACGATGTGCTGTTTGAGCCATTAACAGAAGCAACTAAACAAGCGGTAGCAGACGATATTGCACAAAATCTCAATGCTGATCCTAGATTGAGTACTAGAGAGATATTGGTAAGTGAAACAGAGCATGGAATATCAATACAAGCCACTATTACCTATATACCATACAATATAACTGAAAAACTTACCTTTAGTTTCGACGAAAACGCTGCTTTGCGCCTTTCTTAATCTACGCATATAATAAAAACAATAAATATCCATAGTTTAAACTATGGCCACCATTGACAGACAAAATCGATTGCTTGTAGCCGAAGATTGGCGCAAAATTTATACTGCTTTCCAACAAGCAGATTTCAAATCTTACGATTTTGAAACTCTAAGAAGAACCATGGTGGCTTACCTTAGAGAAAATTATCCAGATGATTTTAATGATTTTGTTGAGAGTTCTGAATATATCGCACTGATAGATCTTATTGCTTATATTGCTCAAAGTTTAAGTTTTAGAGTAGACTTAAATGCACGAGAAAATTTCTTAGAAACTGCTGAAAGAAGAAACAGTATTTTAAGATTAGCAAGATTAATTAATTACAATCCCAAAAGAAATTTAACAGCTACTGGACTTTTAAAAATAACTTCAATATCTACCACACAAGATATCAAAGACAGTAGCGGTAATAGTTTAATAAATTCTACAATTGTTTGGAATGATCCATCTAACACAAATTATAGAGAACAGTTTATTGATATATTAAATGCAGCCAATGTAGAAGGACAGAAATTTAGCAAACCAAAAGAAAATGATTCAATTGGTGGAACACCAACAGAAGTTTACACATTAGATTCTACTAATTCTGATGTTCCAGTATTTGTGTTTAATAGATCAGTTAGTGGAATTACTAGACAGTTTGAAATAGTACCAGCCACTATTTCTAATTCAGAATCAATATATGAGCAAGATCCAATTCCTGGAACAGGATTTACATATCTATATAGAGTGGATGGAGCAGGTGACACCAGTCCAAATACCGGATTTTTTGTTCTATTCAAACAAGGATCTTTAGGCAGTACAGAATTTTCAATCAGTCAACCAACCACAAATTATGTGCAACCTATTACAATCAACAATATTAATAACACCGACGTTTGGTTATACAAACTAGATGATTTTAATCAATTAGAAAAATTATGGACCAAGGTACCAGAGCTTTCTGGCAGTAACGTGATCTATAACAGTTTGGCAGCCGATGTGAGAGACATTTACAATGTTGCAACTAAAAATAACGATGCTATAGATTTAGTGTTTGGAGACGGAAACTTTTCTAATATTCCTTTAGGCAGTTTTAGATTGTATTACAGAACCAGCGACAATGCCAAATATTCTATACAATCAGCCGACATGCAAGGTATAACTTTTGTAGTACCTTACAAAGATAAGAGCGGTGGAGAACAATCACTCACTGTAACTTGTGCTCTACAACAGTCCGTTTACAATTCAGCAGCAGCAGAATCAAACGAAAGTATTAAGACCAAAGCATCTCAGGTATATTATGCTCAGAATAGAATGATCACTGCTGAAGATTACAACGTAGTACCATTAGCATCATCACAAGAAATTATCAAAATTAAATCAACCAATAGAACAGCCAGCGGAGTTAGCAGATCAAGAGAAATTATTGATCCAACAGGTGCTTACAGTAATGTTTCTGTTTTTGCAGATGATGGAATATTATACAGAGAAGAAACCATACCACAGAAACGAAATACTAGATATCATCAATAGATTAATAGAAGGAAAATTAAAAGAATCATATTCAAGACAATTTTTTTATTTAAAATACGGAACCAAAGAGTTGAGTGCTCTTTCATCTAGCTGGGTTAGTACCACAGTAGGAACTAACACTAACACAGGTTATTTTAATGCAGCTGGACCACTGACTTTGGGAGATTATTCCACAAGCAATTTAAAATATGCCAAAGTAGGAGCCTTAGTTAAATTTACATCTCCAGACACTCGAGAATTTTTAAATGGAAAATTAGTTACTCTAGGCACAGATTTAGCAGAAGACAGAGCTTGGGCAAAAATAACAGCAGTGGTATTAGACGGTGCCAACCAAGGCGAAGGCAATTTAGAGAATGGTCAAGGACCAGTTACACTAAATGATGTTATACCAAATAATGCAGTGGCTAGCGCTGTATATCCTACATTTACAACCATACTTGATACTGATTTAAAAACAGATATTATAGATAGAATAGAAGCATATGAAGAATTTGGTCTAAGATATGACGAAGACGAATCAGCGTGGAAAGTCATCACAGCAGTTAATTTAAGTGGTGATACTGATTTTTCTTTAGATTATTCCGGTGATATATCACAAAACAATTTAGATTCTAGCTGGTGGTTTAAATTCACAACAGATGGTAGTTTATACACAATAACTTATAGAGCATTGAATTATATTTTTGAAAGTGAGCAAGAGAACAAATTCTATTTTGATAAAACTGATAAAGTTTATGATTATATCACCGGAAAAACAGTCAAGGATGTGGTAAAAATATTAAAATCTAACACTGTGCCTAGCACAGGATTAGGTATAGGATATCCAATCGATTGGCAGATTGTGGACACAGTGGAAGAAGCAGACGGATATCAAGACAATAGAAAAGTTAAAGTAGGTTTCTATGACGATGACGATGACGGAGTAGTGGACAATCCAGATATCTTTGATATTATTGTGGAACCTAATACCAATGTCAGCACAAAATTTGTGTTTTTTAAAAAATATTTAGGTTATAACGATATTGAAAGATATAGACCATACGATGCTAGCAATTTTGTTGTGACACAAAACGAATCTTCTATTGTGTTACCTGGAACCTATGAAGACGGACAATTATTTTATTTTTATGATGCTAACGAAGACGTTGTTAAACAATTTAATGCTGAATCTATAACTTTAGAAAACACCAC